TTGGACATATGACCTCTTAGCGGCTGGTGAAATTCAAGACATCATTCGTGAGATGTATGGTAAATGTTCAATTGACAACGACAAGCCAGATATCATTGTAACTACTCAAGTTATTTTTGATGCATATGAAGAATCTTTATCTGCACAAAAAAGATTTGGTGCTAGTTCACAGTCTTTGGCTGATGCTGGTTTTACTAATCTTCTTTATAGAGGAACACCAGTAGTTGTTGATGACCATTGTCCTGATGGAAACATGTACTTCTTAAACTCTAAGTATATAAAGTTTAGACATCATGCTTCTCGTAACTTTGCTTTTCAAGGTTTTAACAAGCCAGTAAACCAAGATGCCGCTGTAGCGCACATCTATTGGCTAGGTGCTTTGACTTGCAGTAACCCAAGAATGTTAGGTCGTGTTCATGGCCTTCCTTCTGCATACTAATAGGAGTAAATAATGGCAATAAGTCAAAGTAGCGCTCAGGTTGGTGTCAGCGTGGGCATGGTTAAAAAGAAGCGTGGAGACATTGAGGTTATAGAATTTGGTGGAGTTGATTTTTGTGTCGGTAATGGCGCACCAGCTTCTGCTGACATGAAAGCAAGTCCAAAGGGTTCAATCTATATTGATGCTGAAAACGCGAAGCCTTATATCAAGACTTCTGCGGCTGGTGTTAATACAGTAATGGCCGTCATCGGTTCTATCGAATCTTAATAGTTAAATAAAGAGATAGAGTTAATCCCTGGTCCTTATGGGCCAGGGAACTCTTGAATAAAAATGACAAGAACACAAATGCATTCAAAGCTAGGTCTTCGTTTAGAAGATACTGGCGAAAATAATTTTACAGCTTCCACAAAAGATAGCGCATTAAATACAGCGCAAGTAATGTTAGCTAATTTTTTACATGAAGCATATCTAACAGAATTAGAGTTTAAGGATTCTGTTTCTATAAGTGGTACTGGTGGTTTAATTACGTTAGATGGAAGTGATGCAACTAATAAATCTAGTCAGGTCCCAATACGAAATAGTATTCGTGCAGTACAGCTTGGGACAACTTATGCGATTAGAATACCTTTTTCAGATGTAAAGAAATTAGAGAATAAATATTTAAGTGCTGATTCTGGAAACCCAGTGTATTGGGTATTTGGTAATAATGTAACTATTAGGCCAAATGCACAAGTAGGTGGTTTTACAAATGCATTTTTGTATTATCTAAAATCACCAGCTTCTATAAGTGGTTCACAAGAACCAGTATTAAATGTTGCACTACATGACATAATGGTTGATTTAGCAGAAGCAGAGTTGTGGAGGATGGACAATAAGACAGATAGGTCACAATTAGCTAAGACTTCCGCAATGGAACAGATAAAAATGCTTAATGAAAGATATACAATTGAAAAACCAGTGGGGGTAGGTTCATGACATGGGATAACTTAATCGCAAGGACCTTAGTACCTTTTGAGGGTCGCATTGGTCAAATAGATACTCGTGCTGGATTATATCTAGATGAGGCTCAGGAAGACTTTGCATTGTTTACAAGATGCTTTGTCAAAAAAATTAATGTTTATTATTACAAAGAGAAAAGTCATATAACGCTACCAGATGATTTTGTAGAATTGGCCGATGAGCCTATCTTTAGAAGTCATTGTTTAAAAAAGGCTAGTAGTAATAGTCTTGATTACACAAAGAGTTTAGATACTAACATAGCTAGGATTGGTACACCCTATGAGTATTTTATAGAAGATAACAGAATGTATCTAATACCTAGACCACAAAAGAGTGGGGTACTTACAATAACATATGTTGGTGTACCTAAAAGTCTTAGAAGTTTATCTAACCTTAAAAGATTCAGATTTGATACTGTTGCATCAGAATACTTTAGAGTTGGCGATGTTTTAAAATCTAGAATTGGCGCTAGTAATAGCACAACTACAACAGCAACAGTTGAAAGAATAGAATACTTAGATGCATTAGAAGGTCATATTGTTATATCAAACATAACAAATGGCTTTACTAATAATAATGAAGATTTTTATGCAAGTGGTGGCGAAGCAGACCAGTATGCCAATGATTATGGCACTGACTGGAGTCAGTTTGTTCAAGGTTGGAATGTGTTAGGTATTGGTGGGTTGGCTAGAACAAAAGGTGTACAATTTGATTATACTGATACAAAACCACAGATTCCTGATGTCTATCATTATCATTTAGTAGACTATGCAAAAGCAATGATACATCAGGATTTAGGTGACATAAAACAATATCAAAATCATTATAGTTTATATGTTGCAAATAGAGAAAAGGCCAGAAGTACTGTCGCTAATAAAGATACTGGCAATATGGGATATGTTTCTGATAGGTTAGCTGTTGGAATTTTATAATGTTAATAGAGGTTAAGGAATTCCAAGGACTTGCAACGAAAGCAGACCCTACTGATATTGGTCTGGAATACTCTAGACAAAATCAAAACTTCTCATTAGATACACCAGGTACATTAACCAAGTATGATGGAAGAGGTAGCGCAACAGAACTTACTAGTGTTCGCTTAACTCAGTTACAATATTGGTCCCCATCTAACTTAGATACAAGTAATGCTGAGATACCAGCTATCTGGGTTGGTTTTGATGCTGTTAATAATAAGATAAAAAAATTAAATAGTAATTTTAGTTCTCCACAAGATTGTGGGAGTGCAGTTACATCCAGTGCTAGAGTTGATTTAAATGACCATGGGCAAGACTTTAGAATTTCTACAGATAATTTAAGTAACCCAGCAAAGATTTTACAGCATATAAGCAGAAAATTTTTTGAAGGTAGTGATACAATAAATGAATATGTTTTTCAAAATGCTACACCAGTACATCCAACAACAGCTGAAATGGATTTTCAATCTCTTACTGCTGTCACATTAGGTGCTAATACTGGACTTACTTTAGCTGACAATACATATAATTATAAACTTAGTCCAATCTTTGATGGGGCGCAAGAACTGCCATTAGATACTGCATTTAAAACTGTTACCATGGGCAATGCTAATAAATGCAATAAAATATCTATTAGACTGCCGAATCAATCAGGTAGTGGAACAGCGCCAAATAAATCATATCCTTTTAACCCTAGAATTACTAGTGTAAAGATTTATAGGGAGACTGGTAATGACGATAATTATTATCAGATTGGCGAGGTCCCAATAAACACATCTAATGATACTGATAATATTATTTTTAAAGATAAAACAGTGTATGAGGGTGATGGGCATGTATTTAGTAATACTTTTATAGATAACTATTCTAGCCTTACAGCAAGTGATGGTGTTTTAAGTATGCCTAATGTTACAACTACAATTCCTTATAATAATCTTAGAGTGTCTTGGTATGTATTAATGCCTGACGAAAATGGAGTCTTAGATTCATTCCAAAGCCCAGGAAATAGTCCAGTTATATATGGTGGGAGTACACCTATAGATGGTACTAATTCCAGTGGAAATACTTGGACATTTGATGCGAGTGATGGTCCTTTAAATGATTCTGCATTTTTAGCATTATTACAAAAAGGTATTGCACAAGCACAAACTGGTTCATCGGACCCTGATTATGTTTTTAACGGACAATGTAAAATACATAGAATTTATTTTGGGGAAAGAAGTTCAGATAACCTACCACAATTCACTGGAGAAGTTCCAGCAAGTAATGCTAGAACAGATTTATTTAATGTTGTGTGGCATGACAAAGCATTGATATATGATATGCCTAGTGATGATAGATTTGGTATAAATGGCGCAAATGGTTACATAGCTGTTAATGCTAGTGGTGGACAAAGAATTGTGTTAGAGTCAGTTGGCAAAGCTGTAAGGTTAGATAATATTGATGCATACTCTGATAGTGATTCTGTTGATTTATATAAAGATTATGTTTTAACTAGAGATAGCACTCATTCTACATTGCACTTTTATGACATTGGGTATACTAATAGTTTTTTAGCGCCATTTCTAGGAACAGATGCAACTGTAGACACTAGGTATAAATATAGTCAAATGATTGGCGATACACATTTTGTTGGTAATGTGCAAGTAGACCCAAATGGGAATCCTGAGAATCATCCTGATTTTGTAATGTATAGTGAGCCAGGACAGCCTGATATTATACCTTCTACTAATTTTATTAGAATCTTGGACCAGCAAGGTGGATTTATAAATGGCTTAGATAGGATATTAAATAACCTGGTGGTTTTTATGACTAGGGGTGTATTTAGATTAGATGTATCATCGGGTGACCCTTCATTGTTTACATTGTTAGAGGTTAATACAAGTGTAGGCTGTATCGCTCCAGAAAGTATTGTAAATGCAAAAGATAATCTATTTTTCTGCGCTAATGATAATATGTTTCAGATAAGGCCAGATTTTACTTTTGTTCCAATCACTAAGCCTATTGAGGATATCTATCAAGGTATTACTAATAAAAGTAGTAGCAAAGTAGTGTATGACATTAAAAGAGATAGGCTTATATGCAAGTTTGGAGACACCTCTTCTAACATATATGCATATGATTTAATACAGAATGTATGGACCAAGTATGTATTTACAGATTTAACAAATTTTAAAGCCGCTGATTTTTTTGCTACTGACGATGAACTTGGCCTATATGGTTTTAGAGTTTATAACACCAATCCGAGTCCATAATGGCATTTAAAACAGAAATAAGAGAATTGCATAAAAGTAATAGCACAGAGGCTATTCAAGGCATATATCAAACTGGAATCATTGATATCAGTGGTGATTATGACAAATCTAACATTATAAGAAGAATTAATCTGCACTATGATAGTGGTAGCATTGTTACATGTAAAGGATATGCAGATGGAGAATTAAGTGGCACAGCATTGTTTTCTATTGACTTCCCAGCTAATAGTAGTGGAAGTAAAATTGTAAGTAGAAGGCCATCTGTAGGAGCCAGGGCAAAAGCGTTGTCAATTGAGTTAACAACTCAGTCTGATAATAATGATGTAGTTATAAGAAAATTGGAGATAGAGATAGATGGCTAGAATAAAATTTGCAGATGAAAAAACTGATAAGGGTATACAGCAAGTTACTCAGAATAGAAAAAAAGAAACTAAAACTAGAGTCACTGTTGGTGAAGTAAAGCCAAGCGATATAAAGACTAATCAGTTTGTTTTTACTTCAATTAAAAAAGGTCAGATTGGACCAAATAGTCCGACAGCTGATGAATCAAGAATTTATTTTAAAGATAGTGAGGGTAATACCTTCATGTTTACTGGTACGAAAGTGAGTTAGATATGGACCCATATACAAGAGCGTTATTGATGGCGGCACCCAGTCTTGTAAAAGCTGGGCAGTCATTATTTTCAAAAACACCACAGAGAAAAGT